AAATCGGGGGCAATCACATAAATAAAGGCAACACACTTTTTCTATTTCTTTTTCTTCTTCATCTTGCTCTTACATTTACATGTATCTTTCTTCATAGACTTGATAAGTTTCTTATCTTCTGAAGCTTCTTCATGAAATGTTTCGATATCATCTTTAAGATGGCTAACAACTTTCTTTTTCATATCTTTTTTCTTCATTTTATGTCCCTATAGTAATTGTGCAGCAGTTGCTGCGTAATTATAATCAGTCTTTCTTTTTGCCTTTGGGCTTAAGTTTTGGCCACCTCTTGTATACAGCAGCTTTTATACCACTTGGATTAGGTGCATTGTGAGCATAAGAAAGAGCAGAGCGTGCACGAGCTTCTGTATTAATAGGATAGGACCCAGAAGGGGCTCCTCCTTTTGTACCTGCAAAATCTGCTTTCTTAACACTCTTGTACTTACCAACATTTGAGCCGCCCGGTTTTTTTTTGAGCTTCTTTTCGACACCGCGGGCAACTTTAACACCTTTAGCTATGGTTACTTTTTTCTTCATTTTGCCCACTGTCCTTCTTCATTGGTAAGCTGTCTCTTTGTCTTACGTTGCTTCTTAGACACAGGTTCTTCACCTAACATATTTTCAGGAAGACCTATAAGATCTCTGACTATCTTATTAGCTTTTTTGTTCCAGCGTGGCATTCCGGGCATAGATTATCCTTGATTAAGAACTGGCCTCCCATCATGAAAGAGGCCAGTAAGGAAGAAATTCTAGTATTTAGATTTGCTTATATGACGTTTCATCTGGCTGATATCAGCACCTATTTGCTTATCGATACCAGATTGTGTGTCATTAAGATAAGGATCAAGACCATATCCCATCTTAGGATACTCTTTCATCATAACATTTTGTGGCATATTCGCCATTGATGAATGATCTGAATTGATCATACCTGAATCATTGCTGTACATCTCAGCATCCATGCTTCTCTTCTTTGATTGATGATACTTCTTGGCCATGTTGGCTCCTTGTAGAAATGCCCCGAAGGACAGGTTATATATATCCACCTCTAACTACATTCCAGGTTCCTGCATTTGCTGCATTTGCTGCTGTTGCTGCGTTTCCATTTGCTGCACCTGCTGTTGTTGCGACTCTTGCATCTGCTGAATATTATTATTCTGCTGAGCGTGTTCTTGTTTAGACTTTTGCTCTTCACTTTTAACGAGCATAGATAGTGCGATTATCTTTTCAAGTTGTTGCAAGTCTACCGTCTCTATTTCCTTGAGAGCTTGCACCATATGAAGCACACCGAGCTCTCTATCTTTCACCGCTTCGGCTCTACGTTCATCCGCCTGTGCATGATTTTCATCAATTCTGCTAAGCCTTTCAAGACCAAGCCCTTCATCTGCAACAGTACGTGCTTGAGCAAGTTCAGTCTGTGCTTGTAAGTTAGCCATTTGCACTTGCTGTTGTTGTTGCTGCATTTGTTGTTGTGCCTGTGCTTGTGCTTGTACCATTTCGATGATCTTTTTCTTATCTTGGATAGTTGCAGCTTGGAGTAATGCTTCATCAGGGATAGGTACTCCTACTTCACGTAATTGTAGCATCTGTGCAAACTGCATTTGCTTCTGAGTACTGGTATTTAAACCTTCTTCAACAACCGAATCATACTTCCCAAATGCTTTATCATAGAAACTCTCTGCTGCTGGCACTCCGAGGATACGCTCTACCTTACCGGGGGTGAAATTGTTCTGTATCATCTTGATCATGACATTGCCTAGCAGTTTCTGAGCATTATCTAGTTGATCAAACAGAATCTGTAAGGTAGTGAGCCCTGCACCTTGACGTAACATGGACAATATCCCTGCTTTATCATCAGTAGCTGAGCCTAAAAGTTCTTCATTCACTCCTGATATCTCTGAAATTTCTCTTCCTAGAAGCTCTGACAACTGAATCATAGATGGTGGTACTTGTGCCGGTTGAATCTTCTCTACATCAGACATAGATGCTTCTTCTTTAAGAGCTAAACCACGTCCTTGACCTTCAAGGTAGACATGCTCAGGGTTAACTAAGGCATTTTCCTTGAACTTCCATCCGGAATTGATCTGTGACTCTAATATATCAAGCTCAATCATACGTCTACGGTTATATAAGAACTGTGCATCACGCAGACCACGAACTATACCCTGTATTCTTAAAGGAAAGTATGACAATTGTGGCTGGTAATAACCGAGTACAGGAACGAAAGGATAGATATCGATTCCTGAACTCTGTCTTCCGTTATACATCACCTTGCCTTGTACGACAATAGCTAAGTTAACGGTAGGTATTTCACTCTCAATAAGTGTTAACTGAGGATGTAGCTGTAGCAATTGCCTCAAACTCTTCTCATTCGATGACGTCCATTCGACTGATTTGCTTGTTTGTGTATCTACAATCATGCGTGCTTTACGATAATCACGATAATAATATTCATCATAGGAAAGAAGATTGTATACACTGAAGTTATACGATTCAGGCATAAACTGGAACTTACCATCACGAGAGTCTATCCCAACAAGCTGCATGATCTCATCAGATTTGTTAGGCAAAAGCGATAGTGCTTCACGCTTGGTTACAAACGTACGCTTCCATATACCATTACAATCAGAAAGATCAGGCTTGCGAAAGAAAGGATCTATAAGAAAACTGTTATAGCTGCAATTATCTACACGAATATCACCTGAAAGAGGATCTGCTCTATAGTCCATCCAGACTTGTAACAAGTTCATACCCGTTACTAATGCACCATCAAATGCAGAAGATATAGTTTCCAGTACATTCGCTTGGTTGTTCTGCCAGATAAGCACTTTACTCAACTGATCAGCAGTCTCCTCATCACCATTCTCTATAGGAACAATGATCGTAGACTTTCTATTTCTACGTTGGTGTCCACCAATCATGTTCTTAACACGTCTAATACGGTTAAAATTGAACTGCCTGCGACGATTAAGAGGAATGTTACCATATTGATCTTGCCACAAAGTTTGATCGCCTGCCTCAAACCTGGTGTCAGTATCAGCTTCAGCCCAAAAGCTTTCATTAATGGTGATAGATTGAGAATAGAAAGATTCCATCTTACTCAAGATAGGACGGTCAGTCTCATCGTAATATTGATTACCAAGAATGGGAAATAATGGCATACCAGTCCTTTAGATAATAGAAGTCAGCACTATGTATGTTGGTGATACTAAATAGGTTCAGGAATCAACACAACTTCTAATTGTGTCTTTGAATAGATATGCTAGAATTTAGATAAGTTTACAGTTACAACATCACTGTTGCTTTTCCATACATTTAAGGGTGAGCCTCACTTACAGGGTTCACCTTTTTTTATTGCCACAACATGCGTAAAGCACGATCTGGATAGATAGTACTCAAGCTTTTGGATGAGTCACTACACTCAATATACTACACTCAAAAGCCACTATAGAAAACAGATACAAGACCGAGAGTTTAGTGTAACGCTTCACCGGGAAAAGTGTAACCGATTACCGGGAAAAGTGTAACCACTGTTTAGTGTTTCGACTGTTTAGTGGATAAGGCCTCACAATGATGGGATTGAACTAAAAAATATAAACACTTGCCCTAATTTTTTGTATGCATCTAATGGGAACACCTATCAGATAATAAGGGGACTTGATGAGTTGCCGCTCATCAAATCCCGTGATACTAGGTATCAACCTATTGACTATATGATATTATAGAGTAATTACACTCAATATACTACACTCAAAAGCCACTATCGCTACACTCAATTACTATAGTAAAAAAAAAGGAGCCTCGTAAAGAAGCTCCCCAAAGAAATGGATTGTAGCAGTATGCAAGCTACGTGATTTATAATATTACATTAATGTTGATATATCTATTTAATATAGAAATCTGTCTAGAGCTATCATCAAGACACTAAACAAAACAACTTCCATTATAATGCGCTCTATATGATTGTTTTTTAGGCATGCGAGATGTTCACCTGCGAACATAAAATATATACCTATACTCTCAAATACCGCACTAAATATAATGAAAATAATGATAGTTCTTAGAGTTTCTACATGCATTCTTATATAGGCCCGGTAGCTACGCCACCTGTTATACCACCGGCGATAGCCAAACTCATTGCCAATCCTTCAGCTACAGGCGCCACTGCGGTCCATCCTATTTTAACTGCGGTACCATATGCAGGTCCTCCTGCGCCAGGTACAAGAAGCAATGGTGCACAAACAACTGCAACTCCACCATATACAACAGTATATCCGACTACACGTCCCGTCCAGGCGCCAATTGCTGTTCCAAGCCAACCTCCCCCTTTAATACGTCCATGTTCTCTTAGTGAAAACTCACCATCAGAACATTGGTTAAGAGTGAGATAATTAGTTTGTAGAAATGCAGCAAGTTGTTCAGGTTTCATTTGACGTAAAGGCTTTGATACCATGTAGTTAGGTATCTGTTTCTCTTGATCACCCACAGAGATACTGAATCTATCTGCATAGCGATTAAGATTCATCTCACCATACTCTTTAGGGGCGAGAACTTTCATTACTAATGCTGCTTGGTTATCTGCTGCCTGCAATGACAATAGGGGTATAAAAAATGAGAGCGTACAAACGATCTGTTTGCGCATACGAATTCCTTCTTGCCTGTTAAGGCATATGACATAGTTGATACAGTTACAATCCGTAATCACTGTAACACACGTAGAAAAGAAAGTGAAATTAAATTGCAGTAAGTTGTTATCTAAAGAATGGTGGCAATGTTCCTTCAGTTCCATACACAGCCCGTGCAAACTGATTGTCTAACTCTTCCTTAGTGACGCCATCACGTGTTCGAGGTAGTGATAACGCGAGATACCGCGCGGAATCCGCATAATGAGAGGCCCAATTATGGAGTGGCTTGTTGTTATATACCTTCAACTTGATGTCATACTCTTGTCGATAGTTCTCTAAAGCCTTCAAGAGACCAGCACACCTGTCTTCATCTATCCAGCACTTACTAAAGAGAGAACGTACCGCTTCTATACCATCCATAATAGAAAGATCAGGCAATACAGAGCGAGCACGTCCATTCTTGTCTATCTTATATTCAAACTTAAGCCCCAACTGTCTAGCCTTCTCTAAACGTGATATACCTGAACCCCATTCGGTAACTGATATGTCATGCGGTGCGAAATGCTTTCCCCATGAGTAGGGCTTATTCTTAATCACATCAACATAATGCTCTAGACCCTGCTTGTTGTTCTCATAACAATCTATAATACGCACTGTCTGTCCACAGATCTGATACATAATGATACAAGTAGAATCAGAATGACCAATGTCCCAGACAGAATGAACTTGAATTCCATTTTCCCAGGGAACTACACCAATACGTCCATTGACACGCATCTGTGCAAGATACTTGCTGTAATAAGAACCCTCAACACCCAAGCTGAACGACGTATAGTATTCTTGCTGAATGAGATCTTCAGACATGATACCGTCTTCTCTTTCTTTTTGTATTTCTGAAAGAGGAATGTGTTGAGTATCGTCTACCGTTAGCTTGTAACAGAACCAGTTAGGTGACTGCAAGGCTATGTTATAAAGTTCCCAAAGGTGGTTCTTCCCGCGGGGTGTTGATAAAAAGAGAGCCCATCCCTGGTTAGCGGTTAGGATAGGTCGTATGTATTGATAAGCTCGAGGATCTTGCAGGCTATACTCACTGAATACCACACCCTGGGGGTTAGTTCCCATCAAGCTGTCATAGTTATCACTTCCGACTATCTGAAATAAACTTCCATTAGTCAATTTAATCTTCATTTCCTGGCTATTCTTGGATTCTATCAGCTCTTCAGGAAGATAATCTAAGATACGAAATCCTTCATTGGTGATAGAATCGAACAGGATCTTTTTACCTTGTGAATATGTAGGGAATATGTAATAAATTACACAGACTTTACGTAGCAGTTCTCTAATACAAAGATTCCATGCAGTAATATCTTTACCGGCACGTCTAGGCATGATAGCAAGCACATGTCTATAGCCTTTAGACTCTATAGCTTCAATGATGGGCAGCTGATAAGGTCTGGGCACGAATTTGTTAAGTACGATGCGTTGTTCAGTCATATAGTTTTTTCTTATCTAAGGGTATATGGAATGATGGTAATTCTTCAAGGGCTTCCTTGGTTAGGTTATAGTACTGTTTAGATAGATAATCTACACGTCTTGTCAAGATATCTAAATGACTCTTTATACACGTATCACGCAAATGTATCATTGTATAATATGCTCCATGAAACCTTGCACTTAAGTCTTTCACTTCTTTTCTTAATACTCTCATTTCTTTACGATAAGAAGCTAATATTTCAGGATTTCTACAATTACATTCACAATTCATTTTACTCATGACACTTTGTCCATATATTTTCTTTTCATCTCTTGACGGCGAAGAT